TCATCTGTTCTGGAAATGTTCAACTGAAAAATGTAATTGATTTCAGACCAAAAGTAAATACAACTACAATTATTTCAGGTTTCCAAGACACATCATCCTTGGAAGTTCTGACAAGCAATTTTTCTGGTTCTGGATCTGTTTTTGCATCAACTCCAGCTCCAGATATGAATCTGGAATATACGTTTAAATTTAGTCAAGTTCAGTATCTTGATCGTATTGATGGCATTTTCCTGAATAAGAAGGGAGAGTTTATTGTTAAGGAAGGTAATTCATCTCTAAACCCATCAAAACCAGATCCAGTTAAAGATGCAATTCCACTCTTCTATGCATACATTCCTGCTTATACAAATACTAGTAAAGATGTAAGAATTACTCCAGTAGAGCATCGTAGATATACGATGAAAGATATTGGTAAACTCGAAAAGCGTATTGAGCGTCTTGAGTACTACACAACTCTTAGCATCTTAGAGCAACAAGCTTTGAACATGCAAGTTAAAGATGAGATTGGTCTTGATAGATTTAAGTCTGGTTTCTTTGTGGATAACTTCGAGTCTCATAGTGTTGGTAATTTAACTTCTGCAGATTATAAATGCTCGGTTGATACCAAACAATCTGTATTGAGACCACAATCAAGAGAAGATTGTTTAAAACTTACTGAAGTATACACAAGAGAAGATCAAAGATTTGTTGCGGGATATCAAAAATCTAAAGATATTATTACACTACCATTTAGTGAGTTAAAACTATTCGGTAATGATTTTGCATCAAAGACAATTAATCCAAATCCATTTGTAGTTGTTCAATATGTTGGAGATGGATCTATTTCTCCATCAATAGATCAATGGTACGATCAAAACATAGAACCTTTGATTGTTGATACCAATACAAGTTTATACAATATTTTCTTAGCAAAAGAAGATGTAAAGGAGAGTTTTTCTAGTTTATATAATTCTTTTGTTGTTAACTGGGTAGGTTCTTCCCCCGCATTCACTTCTATTAATTCTCTTGGAGAATTGAATACTGATCAATCTAATGCTTCTGTAAGAGCAGCGTCGGTTGGTAGTTCTTCAAATATCAATCCACAAAATAATGAAGTTGCAAAAGGAGTTCAAACGAAAACAGTAGGAGAAAATATTGTATCATCAGCAGTACAGTTCTTTGCTAGAAGTGTTCCAGTTAAATTTGTTATCAATAGATTAAAACCAAACACTAAAATTACTGTCTTTTTAGAAGGTAGAGATATTAGTCGCTGGGTAAATCCTGATCTCAGATTTACTGGTATTGCTGGTAATTCTCTATCAGCATTTAATGGGGAAATTGTTACTGATGAAAATGGAAATGCTAGTGGATTAATTGTAATTCCTGCTGGACAACCACCAAGAGAGAATGCTATTTGGACTAGAAACGTCGATACGTTAGATTACGATTCTTCTGGACAAGAACTCAGGTTTACAACAGGTACTCTTACTTTAAGATTTACTTCTAGCTCTACTAATGAAGACAAGAATACAGTCGATACTTATGCAGAAGTTAAGTACTATGCTACTGGTGTTTTGCCAGAGAATCCTGGAACAATTGTTTCCACTAAACCATCATACTTTAAATCAAATGAAGGTGTTCAGTTTGTAGATAGTAATACGGAAAACCCAGTTAGACCAAATCCATTAGCACAGACTTTTAAAATTGAGAACTACGATGGCGGTTTGTTCTTGACAGGCGTTGATCTCTTCTTTAGTAAAAAGAGTTCTAATATTCCAATTAAGACTTATATTACTAATGTTGACTATGAAAAACCAGGGAAAAATATTGTTCCTGGATCTGAAAAAACTTTATCTCCAGAAACATATTTAAAATGTTACGCTAGTGGCAACATGTCTGTTACCAGGGGAGAATATGTGGTAGGAAAGAGTTCTGCTTCTTCTGGTCCAATTTCTAGAGTTATTGATAAGAATGGTGTAGAACTAATTCCATCTTCTACTGGAGTATATTCATTAACAAATGAACAAGTTTATACTCTTGTTTTAAGCAATAACAATGGTCGCTCTTTCATTCAAAATGAACAGTTGCAAATTCCATCAGTAACATTAGCTAATGCTATAAATGGAACAGATTTGGTACTTACTATTGCAAAAGATAGTGGAAAACTTTCCGAGATTAAAATTATCAAAACTGGTCAAAATTATGATAGTGCGATTTTAACTATCGAAAGTCCTCAACTGCCAGGCGGATCTGTTGCTACTGCCAGAGTCAATGTTTCTGGAGGTAGAATATACAATGTTGATGTTTCTATTCCTGGATTTGGATATACAGAAGCACCTTCAGTCGTCATCAAAGGCGTCGGAAATGGCGCTGGTGGGTGCGAAGTAGAGACTTTCATAGAGATTGATGCTCCTGCAGTTAGAATGGGCGTAGCGACCGATTTCGAGGGTCTGACAAATTCAACAACTCCAACCAAATTTAAATTTGATCATCCTGTATATCTTCAGAATGATACAGAATATGCTTTAGTTGTTGAGACAGATTCAAGTGACTATGAATTGTGGGCATCAAGATTGGGAGAAACTGACTTGGCAACAAGCACTGTTATCACTTCACAACCATCTCTTGGTTCTGTTTACAAATCACAAAATACAGAAAATTGGACAGAAGATATTTTTGAAGATCTTAAGTTCTCATTGTATAGAGCAGAATTTGATATTACAAGAACAGCTGAACTACTATTAAAAAATGAAGACCTTGGATATGAATTGTTAGGAGAAAATCCAATTGAAACAAGTGCAATTGCTGCTTCTATTGCTACATCTAAGTTGTTTAAGAATAATAATTCTGTGATTAAATTTAATCACAGAGATAATGGATTTGAAACTAGTGGAAAATCATATGTCTTCTTCCGTGGAGTAGATGATGTTGGTGGTATAAATTCAGAAGTATTCAATACCAGATTATATCAAGTTACAAATTCTGGAATTGATTCTTACAATATTAAAACTATCACAAATGCTTCCAGAAATGCATTTGGGGGTGGAAGTGAAGTATATGCTTCTTACAACAGAAAATATGAATCTCTGTATCCACAAGTACATTATATTACTACAACTGGTACGAAAATCGATTCTTTTGTAAAGACAACTAATATTGTTCCTGTAGATTCTTCAACTACAAATTATACTTCGTATTCTCAGAGTGATTTTGAAAAGACTTTCTTAAATGAAATTCATTATTTTGATAATCAGAAAGTTGTTGCTTCTCCAATCAATGAGATTATGAATAATTTACAGAGATCATTGACTTATAAAATGAATCTTTCTTCTAGTGTTTCATATCTCTCACCAGTAATTGATATTTCAAGTGCATCATTAAAAACTGCAACCAATAGAATTGAAAATTCAAATGGTCAAGAGAATCGTTATGGTAGAAGAGATCAGATCTTAGAATTTTATCCTGTATATAGATTTACTTTAGGTTCAACACAACCAGGAATTACATTCCAATCAAATCAAAGTATTACTGGAAAAACTTCACAGGCATCTGGAACTATTGCTAAAGTAGATGGAAATGCGGTATGGGTAAAACTTAGAACTAAGCAAGGATTTATCAATGGAGAAGAAGTTGATTTAACACAAGGATTGTCTGACATCACTGTTTCTTCTAGTTCTTCTTTGGTAACTCCTATTATCAATAGTTCTACACAATCTGCTGCTGGAGAATCAATTACAATTGTTGCCAGAAACCCACTTGAATCTAAGATTCTGGAAACCTATGACAATAAAATTACTGGAAAGTCAATTATTTGGAATAGAAATACCAGACAACTTACTCTAAGAACCGATTTACAACCAATCAATGATGATTACACATCAAGAATAATTGACAGTGCATCTTTCACAAGAAAAAATGTAACGTCTGATCAACTTTCAGATATCTTCCGCGTTGGAGATATTATCTCATATCCCAATCAACCAGATGATGAAGCTTTCTTCATGGAAGTTTCCAAAGTATCTTATACTAATGGTGTTGATTTTGTTGCTGAAGACACCTCAAAGAACAGCTCTGCTGTTGCTAAGTATGTGACTAAGGAAGTTTATATTAACAATCCAGCAACAGCAATTGATGTACATCTCTTAGCAAATGTAAAAGATATTTCAAACATTGAAGTACTTTATAAGTATAAGAGAGCATCAAGTCAAGAAAACTTTGATGATTCTGAGTGGTTCTATTTTAATGAGTCGGGACAACCAGATTCATTTGAAATTGCCACTGCTGAAACAAGCATTTCAAGCATAGTGGAAAAGCAATCTTCATATCAAGACTTGAAATATAGTGTTTCAGATCTTCCAGAATTTTCTTCCTTTGCCATAAAGATTGTTATGAAGGGTGTCGATCCTGCCTATGTTCCAAAAATTCAAGACATACGAGCAGTTGCAGCATACTAATGGATAACTACATCAAAGTAAAGGGTTATGAGGGTCTCTATAGAGACCCTTCTACAGGTGCAATTGTAAACACGCAGAAACCAGTTAAGCGTACATTTACTTCTACGTTCAACACTGCAATTGAAGACATAAATAACCTAAAGGAAGAAATATCTGAAATCAAACGTCTCTTAAAAGAGTTAATAAGAAATGCCAGCAACACTTAGAGAAGTCTTAAGAAGCAACACCTTTGAAGGTCAGCGATTGATAATCAATTCGCTAGGCCAAGACGTTTATGATTTCACATCTGGATTAATTAGTAGTTCCATTAGATTAGATGATGGAACTGCTTCTTCTCCAGCAATATTTTTTAATAGTGATGTAGACCTTGGAATATATAAATCTGCAGATGGTGCTCTTGATATTGTTTCCGCTGGTGGAACTGCTCTACTCATTTCTAATACAAGAATTCAACCATACAAAGATTTCATTTACGAATCTTCTGATGCTGGAAGTGTTAATTTTAATCAGCCTGGTGGTATAACTGCAGTAGGATCTGGTTATACTCCAGGAAATTATGTAAATCGAGCAACTACTGGAGGATCTGGATCTGGATTAACGGTAGATTTTACAGTTGTTGCTTTTACTGGAACGATTACAAATTCTGGTTCTGGTTATAGTCCAGGAGTATATGTAAATGAGTTATTCACAAATGTAAGTTCATCTGGATCTTCTGGAACTGCTAATGTAACTGTTGCTGGTCTCGGAACTTCTCTTTTAACTCCAGGAAGTGGTTATGCCGCAGATCAAACATTTTCTAATGTTCCATTACAAGGAGGTAATGGTTTCAATGCAACTGCCAATTTAACTATAGATTCTGGTGGTTCTGTTACCAGTTTTGCTATTGTAAGTGAAGGTGATGAAAATTATCAACCTGGAGATACTCTAACAGTTAATAATTCAGATTTAGTATATGTTGATCCAGATACTCAAATTTCTTATACAAGTGGAGGATCAGGATTTCAATTAACTGTCGGATCAAATATATACACAGTAATTGGTGTTAGTGAACCTTCTGGTAATTGGTCTGGAACTGGTTATGCATCTGGAGATATTGTAACAGCAACACTCACTGGCGGAGGATCTGGATTTGAATATACTATCAATACTATCGGATCAATTGACCCATCCACATTATTATTAAATCAAGAAGGAAATAATTATGCAAATGGCGATATTGTTTCTCCAAATTTAAGTTCTGCAATTGATGCGGAATTTGTCGTTACTCTTACTGGAGATTCTGTAACAAGAGCAAGTATTAGTACATTTGGAGATGCTACATTTAACTCAGTAAATGTAGCAACCGATGTTAATA